ATGACATGCACCGACACAGCGCCATCACCCGTGCAAGGACGGGCGTCCGGGCCGATCCTTGCCGGCTGGGTCAGCCGCGCCGATCTCGCCCGCGAGCTCGGCCTGACCGAGGACACCCTGCGCCGCTGGGAAGATCGCCGCACCGGCCCCGCCTGCGTGCGCGCCGGGCGCAAGGTCCTTTACCGCCGCTCGGCCATTGAGTCCTGGCTGGCCGCGCAGGAGCTGCCATCCGTGCCTGTGAAGACGAGGGCGCGGCGATGAGCGGTGCGTTGAACAGCGCGCGCCCGCGCCCCGATTGCAATCCCGCCTGGCTGGCTGAGCGCCTGACCGAGGCCCGCAGCGTCACCACAGATGTCGCGCATCATTCCGACCATCTGATCCGACTCGCCTGCAAGGTCCTCATGCAGCATGGCGAGACCGGGACCGAGCGCGAGGACGCGCGGCTCCTGCTGCTGATCCTCGATGCGCAGCACCCGCATCGTACCCGGCGCAGCGATGATGACGATCATGATCATGGGGAGGTGCAGCCATGACGCGCCGTGGCACCCCCGAGGCCGATCTGCAGCGCGCCGTCGTCCATGCCCTTCGCTTTGCCCTGCCCCGCACAGCCATCATCCATCACAGCGCCAACGAAGTCACCGAACCCGGGCCGCGCGGTGCCCGGCACCAGGCGATCCTGGTCGGCATGGGCGTCCATGCCGGCTTTGCCGATCTGATGGTGCTCTGCGATGGCCGCATCCTGTTTCTGGAACTGAAGGCGCCGAAGGGGCGGCTGCGGCCGTCGCAGGAGACGTTCCGCGATGCGGTGCAGGCGCAGGGCTTTGGCTGGGCGCTGGTGCGCGGCCTCGACGACGCGCTGGGTGCGCTGGCCGATCACGGCTTCACCACGCGCATCGCCCCTCCTCCGCGGGGGGTCACGCCATGAGCCATCGCGCCACCAACTGGGCCATCCAGCAGCGCGGGCTAAAGCCCGCCACCAAGATCGTGCTCTGGTTCCTCTGCGACCGCCACAATCCGGATTTCGGCTGCTTCCCGACACAGGCGCGGCTGGCCGAGGATGCGGAGATGTCGGTCTCGGCGCTGAACGACCATCTCGCCCGACTCGAGGCGCTGCGGCTGATCCACCGCGTCCGCACGCATGACCCCCGCACCCACAAGCGCCAGGCCACACGCTACATCCTGGGGTTCGAAGACGGCTTCCCGCAAGAACCATCTCCGGCAAGCGGAGACGGGCCTGAAGAAACGGACGACGAACAGAAGGGTGAGCCAACTCTGGATTCCGGACATGGCGCCATCTCCGGATTTCCGGCAAAGCCATCTCCGGATTTTGCCGAAAGCCATCTCCGGAATTCGGAGACTAACCTTGTAAGAGAACCGGTAAGGGAACCTGTAAAGGAGGAGGAGGGCGCGCAGGCGCGCGCGACCGATTTCGATCGGTTCTTTGCCGAGCTGCTTGATGCGCTGGGCCTCGACCCCGCTGCCCTGCCCGGCTGGTGGCAGGGCTGGCCAGCGCAGGTCCATGTCCGGCGCTGGACCTGCGACCTCGGTCTGACCGAGAGGCGGATCATCGAGATCGCCACCGCGTCCCGGCGCGATCACCCCACCCCGCCCGATGGTCCCAAGGCGCTGGATCGCGCCATGGAACGCGCCGCCCGGCAGGATACGCAGGCGGCCCACGCGGGACAGGGTCGGAAGCCCCGTCGCCGAAAATCCGATCCGACCCCCCTGCCCAGCATGGACGACCGGGCGGCCTTCTACGCCGGTCTGGTCAACTCGGACGGCTTCCTGCCCGCCAGCATGATCAGCAACTCCATCCGCGACGCCATGCTGGCGCGCGGGCTGGTTACCCCGGAGCGGCTGCGCGATCGAGGGGTGCTGTGAATGGCCTGGTGTCACGTCCCCGACACGGACTGTCCCTCTGCGCCGGCGGCGGCGGCCTGGATATGGACCTCATGCTCGCCGAACCCGGCTATCACAGCCGCGCCTTCGTCGAATGGGACGACTGGCCGCAATCCGTGCTCATTGCCGCGCAAGCCGCGGGGTATTTCGCCCCGGCCCCGATCTGGGACGATCTGCGCAGCTTCGACGCCCGCCCATTCCGCGGCGCCTTCGACACGCTGCTGGCCGGCTATCCTTGCCAGCCCTTCAGCGCCGCCGGCAAACGCGGCGGTGCCGGCGATCCCCGACACCTCTGGCCCGAGGTCGCCCGCGTCATTGCCGAATGCCAGCCTGAATGGGTCTTTCTCGAAAACGTCGCCGGTCACGTCACCCTTGGGCTTGAAACCGTGCTGCGAGAGCTTTGGAACTTGGGCTACACGCCTGCGGCGAGTCTGTTCTCTGCGGCAGAAGTCGGTGCGCCGCACCAGCGGCAGCGGGTCTTCATCCTGGCCCACGCCGATGAGCCTGCATCCCGGCACCGGCAGCTACAACCAGGCCGGGAACAGCGACTTCACCCGCAAGGCCGAGGCGCTGGCGTTGGGCATCGCCAACTGGTCGACGCCGAAAGCCACGGATGGCGCGAAGGGCGGCCCGAACCAGCGCCATGGCTCGGGCGGCACCCCGCCGCTGCCGGCGCAGGCAGCGCAATGGCCGACACCAGCGGCGCAGAACTGGAAGGGATCCAGCGAGGCCAGTATCACCCGGGCCGACGGGAAATCCCGCATGGATATCCTGCATTACCGGGCCGAGCAGGGCTTCACCCGCCCGGACCCGGCGATCATGCCGCATGGGGCGGGGTGCTCGCTTCACGCCCCGATCTCGCGCCGGTTCTGGGCTTTCATGATTGCCTCGCATGGGCGCGCCGTCTCGCGGCGGATCCTGAAGGGCCGGGCGCGGCGGCGGCTGAACCCGCTCTTCGTCGGTTGGCTGATGGGCTGGCCCATCGGGCACGCGCTCTGCGTCTGCTCGGCAACGGAGTTCACCCGCTGGCAGCAGCACATGCGTGGCGCGCTCTCGCAGCTGCCCATGGCCTCGGGCCCGTGGATCTGGCGGCCGGTGGATACACCGCCCCGCCCAGCGCAGATGGATTTCCTTGAAGGATTGCAGCCATGAGTTTCCACGGCAGGATCGCCCGCGCAGGCGGCACCAAGGTCAAACGCGCGCTGGGCGTGCAGGCGGCGCTGGAATGGGCGTTCCGGGTCGAGAAGGCCCAGCTGGAATTGCCTCCGCCCCCGGACGTGACCGAAGAGGGCTTCGGCTTCGGGCTGGAATATGTTCTGATGCAGCGCGCCGTGCTGTGCTGCAGGATCGATGGCGGCCAGCACAAGATCGGCAGCTACACCCATGAGGATGCCGAGGTGATCGCCGCCTGCGTCGCCGGGATTCCCGACAATTTGGGCGGCAAGCGCATGGCGATCCGCGTGGCGGAACTGGCCCGCGCGGGGTTGACGCCTGACCGGATGCCCGGCGCCGTGCCGCGCTGCGTACCGGTCGAGGTCAAGCGCAACCAGCATGGTGAACGCGCCAGCACCATCATCGTCGGCACCGAGCGCGTGCTGACGCGCGGCAAGTGGCGCAGCGTCGAGGTCCGGGCCTGCCCGGTCACCTTCCGCCCGCATCCGCAGCAGATCGCAGCGGCCCGGCGCGGCTATGACGGCTGGTGGCAGGCGCTGGGCTGGATCCGCGACGGGCTGATCGTCGGCGGCATGTTGCGAGAAGTCGAGGTGACGGCGGCGATGCCGAAGGTAAGGCCGTGGGGGCCATACCCCTCAAAGCGCGACCAAGAACCTGATTTCTCGCGCGCGCAACCTGTAGCAGATATGTCCTAGTAATATCTGGCAAAGTCTGGCAGCTTCACCCTCATTACATTCGAGAAGGAGCAGGTCCATGACGGACCCCATTCTCACTTTGCCAGAGGTCGCCGTTTTGTTGAAGGTTGCGGAAAAGACTGTCTACACGATGGCGCAAAGGGGCCAGATCCCCGCTTTCAAGGTGCGGGGCCAATGGCGGTTCAAACATGACGACATTGACAAGTGGATCGACGAGCAGAAGGCCGTCGTGAAGGGAAGCGTCGCGAAGGACACACCGAATGTCTGAGCAGTTCTTCGAAAAACCGATCCTGAACTCGCCCTACGAGTATCCTGGCCGCCATTGGGAACTGGACGCAGATGGCCAGCCGACGAACCTCATCCTCGAGTCGCGGCGTCGCTCAGACCTGATCACGCCCGTCCCAAAAACCAAGAAACAGCGCCAAAACCAGAAGCAGAGCGCCTTGGTTCTTGGTCGGCGACTGGAACGCGCTCATGCAGGGCGTCTTTGCCGCAGCGCCCGTCACCGGCGATGCACAGCTGCTGGTGAACCTCGGCCTCGTGCATCGTGATGGCGAGTGGATCCCCTATTGGGAAAGCTGGATCGACTGGATGCGCGCGCAGGGCTGGCGCCGCTTCGGCTGGTATGTCTGGGACCAGGGGCCCGGCCTGCCAGGCGACTGGAACGGGCGGCTGGCGCCCTCGCACGAGTTCATCTTCCACTTCACCCGCGCGCCGCGCAAACCGAACAAGACCGTCCCGTCCAAACACGCGGGCGAGACCCTCGGCGGCGGCGGCCTGCGCGGAGCCGATGGCCGGGTGTACGCCAAGACCGGCACCGGCAACGCCATTCAGAGCCACCGTATCCCCGACTCGGTGTTCCGCATCATGCGCCACAAGGGCGGGCTGGGCGCCGCCGGTTCGCACCCCGCCGTCTTCCCGGTGGCGCTGGTCGAAGCGGTGCTGGAGGCCTTCACCGATCCGGGCGATCTGGTGTTCGAGCCCTTCTGCGGCTCCGGCACCCAGATCGTCGCCGCCGAACGCACGGGGCGGCGTTGCTTCGCGGTGGAACTGGACCCGGTCTATTACGACGTCGCCGTGCGGCGGTGGGAGATGGCGACGGGGAGAAAGGCCACAATCGCCACTAATTGACGCCCCCAGTGGACGTGCCCGAGTGACTGCTATGCGGGACGAAGCTGCCGGTCGCACTCCGCCAGTGGCATGGTCTGCCACTGGCGGGCAACGTCAAACCATGCTTTGCAAGCGAACTTCTCCTGCGTTCAAGAAACAGGCTTTCGAGAAAATGCTCGCAGGAATGGGGTTGGGAAGACGGAGGTCGGTGAAACCCGGCACCGATGCAGCTTCTGACGCATAAGAGCGATCAATCTGCGCAATCACGGCCAGAATGGCCCCGGTGCTCCGGGTGAATGCCTGTAGAGCTTTCACCTGGTCCGAAAGCGGAGGCTTTGTCCTCTTCTGATCGAGAATTTGCAGATAATCTATCAAGGCTACAGAGCCGCTCGGTGCGCCCCGCAGATGGTGGATGATGTAGTCGGCGCAGATATCGTCCGTGGTAATGATTTCTGGAATGGTCTCGGGCAGAGGGTCGGCAAGCGCGCGGAAGCGCTCCATCGCCTCTCGCTCCGTGTATTCAAGCGAAAACAATGCGCTCCGACGCCCATCAAGGGCTGCATCAAGCAGAAGCCGTAGGCCAAGACGCGTTTTGCCATGCCCGGGCCGCGCGGCGATCAGGAGCATATCGCCATTCACAAGCTGGGGAAGCAATGCGCTGACATCGGCATCCGCCGTGACACGCGCGGCGAGCAGGCTCCATGCCGCAAATCCTTCCTCTGCAGCAATACGGGCCTGTGCCTGATGCAACGGAATATTCTCGTCTCGCGCCAACAGCTTGGCGCGGCGTTTCAACTGATAGATCGGTGCGGATAGCCGCATCACAGAACCCCCATTCCGAGCCGAAAACGCAACCCCTCCTTATGCGAACGCTCGAACAGATGGTTCGATGATCTCAGTAACCCTGTATGTGCGATACTTCCCCATCTGGAGGGAGGAGGCGCGGGTCAAGCCTTACAGGGAGGCTAACCCAACGACGCAAAGCGCGCAAGGCGACCGGCGGCTAAGGGCTCTTCGCGACGTCAACCGATCCGATAAACCGTCCCCCTGCCCTCGACCTTTTCCATAGTGATGGACAGGCCCAGCTTCTTCTTCAGCGCGCCCGAGATCATCCCTCGCACGCTGTGCGCTTGCCAGCCCGTTGTCTCGACAATCTCGGCAATGCTGGCGCCCTCGGGGCGCTGCAGCAGCGCGATGATCTGCGCCTGCTTGGTGCCGGCGCGGATGGTGACGGGTTTCGCGGTGCCGGTAGCCTCAGATGCCGGCATCAGTTCCATCTCCGCCTTCGCCTTGCGCCTGTCGAGAATGGCGCTGGCCGCCTCCGGTTTGATGGCGATAGCCTCGAGCCCGGCCTCGGTGGCGATCAGGGTGGTGCCATGGCTATCGCCGGTCACACGCCAGAGCGGTTCACCCCGGCGCAGGTTGGCCGCGACCTCTTCGAGCCAGCCATGGGCGAGCATCCGACCGACGGCCATCTTCGCGGCAGCGCCGGCCAGCCCGTTGGGCAGCGGCAGGGCCAGATTTCCGGGGCGGGTTGCGGCGTGAGTCAGGATCAGACGCTGGGTCTCGGTGAGGGCGGTCATTGCACGTGCTCGCCTTCGTGGAAGGCGGCATCACTGATCTGGCGCAGCAGGCTGGCGTAATGTTCCAGCGTACCGACATGGCCCCATGTCACCTCATCCGGGCTAGCGTTGAAATGGTCGGCGCTGAGGGCGGCGAGGCGCGCGAGCATGGCGTCGATTTCGGCTTTCTTCGTGATGAAGGCGGTAACGGCGGCGTCACGGTTACGTTCGGCTCTTTCGGCGCGGGTCATGGGCAAGCTCCTTTGGGTTGGGTTGCATCTTTTCCGTGCCATCAGAGTCGCTCTACCACGAAGTGTAATCAACTGAATATACAGAAATATCATTGCTTTGATCGGATCGGACGACGCCATGGAGGGAATGAGCGAACGGGAATATGCGGCCCATTCCGGCCTCTCGCGCGGCGGGGTGCAGAAGGCGCGCAAGAACGGGCGGCTGGTGGTCTACAGCGACGGCTCGATCAACGCGGCGGCGTCGGATGCGCGGCGGGCGGAGATGACAGACCCCGACCAGCAGCGCCGCAGCACCGGTGGCGAAAGTGGCTTCAGCGGGCCGGCGGACAGCTCGTCCTATCTGAAAGCCCGGACCGCGCTGACCGTCTATCAGGCGCAGGAACGCCAGTTGGCGATCCAGAAGAAGAAGGGCGCGCTGGTCGACCGCGCCCGGGCCGAGACGCTGGTGTTCCGTCTCGCGCGGCAGGAGCGCGACGTCTGGGTGACCTGGCCGGCCCGGGTGGCGGCATTGATGGCGGCCGAAGTGGCGGCGGAGGTGGAGCAGCAATCCGGCGAACCGGTGATCATCGAGGCGGCGATCCTGCAGAGGGTGCTGGAAACCCATGTCAGAGCGCAACTCGACGCCCTCGCCGATCTCCGGGTTTCCCTCGGATAGCGACGAGCTGACCGCCGAGCTCGACCTCGGCTTTGACGGCGCCGAGGACATCCTGCGGGTCTGGCGCAGCGGCATGCGGCCCGACCCAAACCTCACCGTGTCGCAATGGGCGGATCAACACCGCTGGCTCAGTTCGCGCGCCTCGGCGGAACCGGGCCGCTATCGCACCGCGCGCACGCCCTATCTGCGCGACATCATGGATGCGCTGTCCCCAGGCCACCCGGCACAGCGGATCAGCTTCATGAAAGCCGCGCAGGTCGGCGCGACCGAGGCTGGCAACAACTGGATCGGTTTTGTCATCCATCATGCGCCGGGCCCGATGCTGGCGGTGCTGCCCACTGTCGAGATGGCGAAACGCACCTCGCGGGGCCGGATCGACCCGCTGATCGCGGACAGCCCGGCCTTGCGCGAGAAGGTCAGCCCGGCGCGGTCGCGGGACGCCGGCAATTCGATGCTCTCAAAAGAGTTTCCCGGCGGCATCCTGGTGCTGACCGGGGCCAACTCGCCGACCGGGTTGCGGTCGATGCCGGCGCGCTACATCTTCCTCGACGAGGTCGATGCCTATCCGGCCTCGGCGGACGAAGAAGGCGATCCGGTCACGCTAGCCGAGGCGCGCACCACCACCTTCGCGCATCGGCGCAAGGTGTTCATGGTCTCGACGCCGACGATCCGGGGCCTGTCGCGCATCGAACGCGAGTTCGAGGCCTCCGACCAGCGACGCTATTTCGTGCCCTGCCCGCATTGCGGCGCGATGCAATGGCTGCAATTCGAGCGCCTGCGTTGGGCGAAAGGCCAGCCGGAGACAGCCGCCTATCATTGCGCGGGCTGCGAGCAGCCCATCGCCGAGCATCACAAGACCCGGATGCTGGAGCAGGGTGAATGGCGGGCGACCGCCATGTCCGCCGATCCGCATGCCATCGGTTTCCACCTCTCTGCGCTCTATTCACCGCTCGGCTGGAAAAGCTGGGGCCAGATCGCGCGCGACTGGCTGGCGGCGCAGGGATCGGAAGAGATGCTGCGCGCGGCGCGCAACACGCTTCTGGGCGAGACATGGGTCGAGTCGGGCGACGCGCCGGAATGGCAGCGGCTTGCGGATCGCCGCGAAGCCTATGGCAGCGCGCAGATCCCTGTCGGCGGTCTGTTTCTGACCGCCGGCGCTGATGTGCAGAAAGACCGAATCGAGGTCGATGTCTGGGCCTGGGGCCGGGGCCTTGAAAGCTGGCTGGTGGATCACATCGTCATCCCGGGCGTACCTGACGATCCGGTCTGCTGGGACAAGCTGACGGCGTTGCTCGGCCAGACATGGGCCTGCGCCAATGGCGCGGTGATGGTGATCGGCAAGCTGGCCATCGACACCGGTTATGAAGCCCCGGCGGTCTATGCCTGGGCGCGCAAGGCGGGGTTCGACCAGGTCGCGCCGGTCAAGGGTCTGGAAGGCTTCAACCGCTCGGCCCCGGTGTCGGGCCCGACCTTCGTCGATGCGACCATCGGCGGGAAACGCCTGCGGCGTGGGGCGCGGCTGTGGTCGGTGGCCACGGCCACGTTCAAGACCGAGACCTATCGCTTCCTGCGCATCGAACGGCCGAGCGACGAAGACCGCGCGGCTGGCATGCTGGACGCCCCCGGCACGATCCACCTGCCCGGCTGGGCCGATACCGAATGGCTGAAGCAGCTGGTGGCCGAACAGCTAGTGACCGTGCGCAACAAGCGCGGCTATGCCCATCAGGAATGGCAGAAAATGCGCGAGAGGAACGAGGCCCTGGACTGCCGGGTCTATGCCCGCGCCGCCGCCTGGATCATGGGCGCGGATCGCTGGGACGAGGCGACCTGGCGGCGGCTCGAGGCGCAGGCCGGGGTGGAAACCCGACTGCCCACAGCAGTGACACCTGACACTACAGCGCTCAATCCGACCCGGCCCAAGGCCGGAACCCTGACCACGCCGCGCCGGAAACGGCGGGCCTATACCCCGACCTTCATGAGGGACTGATGGACCTGGAACGTATGCAGGCCCTGCTGACCGCGCTGCAGGAAGCCCGCTTCGCCGGGCTGCGCAGCGTCAGCTATGACGGCAAGACCGTGACCTATGGCTCGGACGCCGAACTGGCGGCCGCCATCCGCGATCTGGAAGCCCGCATCGCGGTAGCCAGCGGCGCCTCCGCGCGCCGCCGCCGCTGGGGCACGGTCGCGGCGAAGGGGCTGTAAGCCATGGTGTTCGACGCCTTCCGCGCCCGCCTCGGCAGCATCATCGGCGGCTTTGACGCCGCGCAATCGCATCGCCGCCTGCGCAGCTTCCGCGCCAGCCGCGCGCATGTGAACACGCTGATCGCCGCCTCGGGCGAGACCATCACCGCCCGCGCCCGCTGGCTGGCCAGGAACAACGGCTATGCCGCGAACGCCGTCGATGCCTTCGCCAACCACGTCGTTGGTGACGGCATCAAGCCCTCTTCGAGGATCGAGGATCCTGCAAAGAAAGAGGCATTGCAGAAGCTCTGGCTCGACTGGACCGACGAGGCCGATGCCGAGGGGCTGACCGATTTCTACGGCATCCAGCGTCGGGCGGCGCGCGAGGTGTTTCTGGCCGGCGAGGTCTTCCTGCGCATCCGCAGCCGGCGGCCCGAGGACGGGCTCACCGTGCCGATGCAGCTGCAGATGCTGCCCTCGGAGATGCTGCCGATGGATATGAACCGCAGCCTGCCCGGTGCGGGGGCGATCCGGGCGGGCATCGAATTCGACGGTATCGGAAGGCGCGTCGCCTATCACTTCCTGCGCCGCCACCCGGGCGACATGACCGATCCGGGGCTGGTGGGAGAGACGGTGCGCGTGCCCGCCTCCGAGGTGATCCACATCCTCGACCCGGTCGAGGCGGGGCAGCTGCGCGGCGTGTCGCGCTTCGCCGCTGCCATCGTGAAGCTGTTTACGCTGGACCTCTACGACGACGCCGAACTGGAGCGGAAAAAGACCGCCGCGATGTTTGCGATGTTCATCACCTCGCCCGCCCCGGAAACCGCGCTCGATCCCGCCGAGGATGATCTCGAGGTCGAACCCGGCCAGGTGGTGCGACTGGATCCGGGCTAGGATGTCACCACGCCCGCCACCCCGGACTCGGGATCGACCTATGAGCCGTTCCAGTATCGCACGCTGTTGCAGATCGGCGCGGCGCTGGGCGTGCCCTATGGCTATCTGACCGGCGACACCGCCAAGGGCAACTTCTCGAACACCCGCATCGCGCTGATCGACTTCCGCCGCCGCATCTCGGCCTTTCAGCATTCGGTCATGGTCTACCAGCTCTGCCGGGCGGTGTGGACGCGCTGGATGGACATGGCGGTGCTGGCGGGCGTCCTCGACCTGCCGGGTCATGGGCGGGATCGGCGCGCATCCCTCGCCTGCGACTGGTTGCCGACCAAATGGGACTGGATCGACCCGGCCAAGGATGCGGCAGCCGAGATCCTGCAGATCGAGGCCGGGCTCAAATCCCGCAGCCAGGCCATCGCCGAACGCGGCTTTGATGCCGAACAGGTCGACCGCGAGATCGCCGCGGAACGCAAACGCGAGGCCGAACTGGGGCTCGACTTCCGGCGGCCGGGATCACCGGCGCAGGCAGCGAGCAAGACCGGCAGCGAGGGTCAGGGCGGCGACACCCGCGCGGCAGCACAAGACCAGCGCGAGGATGAGAACGACAGCGGCGGCGAAGAACCGGAATCCCGACCCAAGGAGGGGCGATGATGCACCACAGCCAGATCGCCCAGCGCGTCTTCAACACGGCCCTCATGGTCGATCCCGCCAAGGCGCTGGCCTTCATCACCGGCCTTGGTCCCCGGATCACCGGAAGCGAGATCAGCGTCGAGGGGCTGGAGATCGCACCCGAGGACCGGAATACAGCCACCCTGCCCGCCCGATCCTCGCTGTTCGGCGACGATCTGTCTCGCCGCCAGGCGCAGGGCGGCGGCCGGCCCTTCGCCGTCGTCGACGGCATTGCCGTGATCGAGATCGCGGGCACGCTGGTGCATCGCGGTGCCTGGATCGGGCAGTCCTCGGGCCTCACGTCCTATGAAGGCATCGCGGCGCAGTTGCAGGCGGCTCTGGCCGACCCGACGATCCGTGGCATCGCGCTGGACATCGACAGTTTCGGCGGCGAGGTGGCGGGCGCCTTCGATCTGGCCGACCGCATCCGCGCCGCCCGGGCGCAGAAGCCGGTTCATGCCTTCGTCGCCGATCACGCCTTGTCTGCCGGTTATGCGCTGGCCTCGCAGGCCGACCGCATCATTCTGCCCCGCACCGGCACAGTGGGCAGCATCGGCGTCGTCGCCATGCACAGCGACATGAGCGGGGCGCTAGATCAAAAGGGTATCGCCGTGACGCTGATCCATGCCGGCGCGTGCAAGGTGAATGCCAATCCGTACCAGCCGTTGCCAGAGGCTGTGCGCACCCGGATCGCTGGCGAGCTCGCGGATCTGCGCCAGCTCTTTGCCGAGACCGTCGCCGAAGGTCGGGGTCAGCGCCTCGACACCCAACGCGCGCTGAGCACCGAAGCGGCCGTGTTCCGGGGCGAGGCGGCGGTCTTTGCCGGTCTCGCCGACGAAGTCGCCGATCCGGTCACCGCCTTCCACGCCTTCGCCGCCGCACCCCGCGGCACATCCAACCCCAGAGGAAAGGGTTTTCTGATGACCACTACTCCCGAAGACCATGCCGCACCAACCGCCGCGCCTGCCGCAAATCCTGCGCCGGAACTGGCCGCGAACCCAGCGCCGGAACCAACAGCCCCGGCAGTCCCCCCGCCGCAGGCGGAAGCGGCAACCTCGATCGAAGCGATCCGCGCCGAGGCGGCGGAGGTGGCGCAGGTCTGCGCGCAGGCCGCCCGCCTCGGCGTCAGCATCGACGCCGCCGATGCCCTGACGCGGGGCATCAAGCCCGAGGCCCTGCGCGCGAAGGTGCTGGCCGATCTCGCCGCCCGCAGCGATGCCGCCGGCATCATCGCCACCGCCCCGGCGACCGGGGCGAAGGAAAGCCCCATCATCGCGGCGGCAAGGAAATCAGCCGCCGCGCGCTGATCGCCGCCCCCATCCCAACAATCCGGAGACCGAACCATGGCCGTCCTGACGCAACCGCCCGGCATGGGCGATATCCTCAAATACGAGATCAACCCGAACTACACCCGCGAGGTGGTGACCCTGCTTGCCGGCAGCAGCTACCCGGTCGGCGCGGTACTGGGAAAGATCACCGCCAGTGGGAAGTATACGCTTGCCACCGCAACCGGTTCGGACGGGGCCGAGACCGCAGCTGCGGTGCTGCTTGACGCCACCGACGCCTCGCTGGCCGACGCCACCGGCATCGTCCTTGCCCGCGGCCCGGCCATCGTTTCGCGCGCGGGCCTCGTCTTCGACGCCAGCGTCGATGACTCCACCAAGACCGCCACCAAAATCACCGAACTGGCCAGCGCCGGCATCATTGCCCACGACAGCGCCTGACGCCGGTCACCAGCCCGGCCCTGCCGCGCCTTCCCCTCATTCCCCGGAGTCTTCCCATGACCCTCACCCGCAATCCGTTCGATGCCGGCGGCTATTCGCTGGCCGAGATGACGCTGGCCATCAATATCCTGCCCGATCTCTACACCCGTCTCGGCCAGATCGGCCTGTTCCGTTTCGAAGGCGTCAGCCAGCGCTCCGTCATCATCGAGCAATATGAGGGCATCCTCAGCCTGCTGCCCTCGGTGCCGCTGGGCGGTCCTGCGACCGTCGGCACGCGCGAAGGCCGGTCCATGCGGTCTTTCGCCCTGCCCTGGATCCCGCATGACGATGTGATCCTGCCGGCCGATATCCAGGGGATTCCGGCGCTGGGGGTCTCGGACGCGGCCGACCCGCTGGTCGGCGTGATGAGCCGCAAGCTGATGCTGATGCGTCGCAAGCACGCCCAGACCCGCGAATACATGGAGATGAACGCGCTCCGCGGCGTCGTGAAGGACGGCGCCGGCACCACACTTTACAACTACTTCACCGAATTCGGCCTGACCCAGATCTCGGTGGATTTCCTGCTCGGCACCGCCGGCACCAATGTTCAGGCCAAGGTGCGCGAGGTGCTACGCGCCATCGAGGACAATCTCTTGGGTGAGGCGATGACCTCGGTCCACGCGCTGGTCAGCCGCGAGTTCTTCGACAAGCTGATCAGCCATGCCAAGGTGGAAGAAGCTTACAAGTTCTATGCCGCCACCGGCGCCCAGCCCTTGCGCGAGGACATGCGCCGCAACTTTCCCTTCGCCGGCATCCTGTTCGAGGAATATGCCGGTGCGGTGACGCTCTCCACCGGCGCGGCGGAACGGCTGGTGCCCGCCAGCGAAGGCATCGCCTTCCCCTTGGGCACCATGGATACCTTCACCACCTATGGCGGCCCGGCGAACCTGCTGGAAACCGCCAATACCATCGGCCTGCCGCTCTATGCCCGCCAGCATCTGGATGAGAAGGGCCGCTGGATCGACCTGATGACCGAAGCCTCGATCCTGCCGGTCAACAAGCGCCCCCGGCTGGCCGTCCGCCTGCATACGTCGAACTGACGGGCGACGCCCATGTCCATCTTTGCCACACCGCCATGGACCGCATCTTCACCCATGCCGCCATGGCTGTGTCGGCGCTGTGGATCTCGGCTCTCAGTTCCGAGGAACGTAGGGTCCGCATCATCCGCCGCGCGCCGGATCGCGTCACCGATTTCGGCGCCGGGCGCTTTGTCAGCGACAGCATGGTGGTGGATGTGCGCGTCACCGACCTGCCGGAACCGCGTCCCGGCGATGTGATCGTCATCGGCACGGACAGCCATGTCATCCAGGGAGAGCCGCTGCGCGACCGCGAGCGGCTGATCTGGACGCTGGACCTGAGGCCGGCCTGACCCGATGAAGCTGAAGCTCGAGATCACCGATATTGTCAAACTGATGCAGGCGGAAATCACCGCCGGGGAAAAGGCTGTGTCTGCCGCGATCAGGGATGCCGGCACCGGCCTCAAGGCCGCCTGGCGCAGCCAGATCACCGGCGCGGGGCTTGGCCTGCGACTTGCGCGCACCATACGCTCCCAGACCTATCCGAAAGCGAGGCCCAGCATGAACGCCGCCGCGCTGGTCTGGTCAAAGGCGCCGGTAATAATCTCCGCGCATGACACCGGCCCTCTGATCCGGTCCCGGGGCGGTTTGTGGCTGGCCATCCCGACCGAAGCGGCCGGCAAGGGCCGGGGCGGAAAGCGACCGACGCCGCGCGAATGGGAGGCCAGGACCGGGCTGAAACTGCGCCTCATCCCGCGTCGCACCGGGCCCAGCCTGCTGGTCGCCGAGGGGCGGCTGAACAGCAGGGGACGTGCCGTGGCCTCGCGATCGAAAACCGGGCGCGGGCTGACCAGCGTGCCGATCTTTCTCATGGTCAGACAGGTCAGGCTGCGCAAGCGGCTGGATCTGGCAAGGGACGCCGAGCGGGCCATCGACGCCGTGCCGGGGAAAATTGTGGCGGGGTGGGTGGATGGAAAGGTCTGACCCTCCCTTACCTCGTCAATAACCCGCCTCGCGCTGATGGCGCACGGCCAATACCACCGCCGTTTCGCCATCAAACCGGTAGAGAGAAACGTAACCGCTGTCGCCGAAGGGGATAAGCCATTCGCGGAATTGAGGCTCCATGTCCTCGACCGGCCGGCCAACGCCCGGTTGATCGCGCAGGATGTTCATGCCCTCGCGGATGGATTTGGCCGCACGGCGGGCGGCATCGGGGTTCTTGTCGGCAAGGAAGCGGTAAAGCCGTTCGACATCCCGCAGGGCTGCGGGCGACCAGATCAGTTGTGGCATTCAGGAGCTGCCGCCTCTTCGCCGGCTTCCAGCTGGGCAAGCCAGGCATCGGCCTCGTCATGGGTAATATGCTTGCCGGTCGCCTGATATTCCTGCCACGCCTGAAGTCCCGCCTGACGAAACGCCTCACGCTTCTCTTCGCGCTCGACGAACTGCGATACGGCCTCGCGCAGCATCCAGTGGGTGGAGCGGTCCTTCGCATCCGCCAACCGCTTGAGGCGGTCGCGGGTATCCTGATCGAGCTTCACGGCAACGGGGCGGACGGCATTCATCGGGGCAGCTCCGAATGAGTATTCACAGGTATTACCTTTAGCATATCCGTGATGCCCGCAGAAGTCACAATCGAGCCAAGGCCTGAAAAATGCCCACCACCCGTGAAACCATCCTCGCTGCGCTGCATGCGCGGTTGCAGCCACTTGCCGCCACCGTTCTGCGTGACGAGGTGCTCCCCGAGCGAATCCCCGCGGCCGGGCTGATCACTCTGCGTGACGGCGAGCCGGGCGAGCCGGAGGTGACGTTGTCGCCGCTGCGCTACCATTACCAGCACCGTGCCGAGTTGGAGGTGATCGTTCAGGCCGGAACCGGCCGGGCCAGCACCTTTGACGTGCTGATCACCGCCATCGGCACGGCGCTGGCGGCCGACCGGACGCTGGGTGGGCTCTGCGACTGGGTTGAGCCGGAGGCCCCGGCCTCGGTCGATCTGCCGGTCGAAGGTGCCGCAGCGCTGAAGGCGGCGGTGATCACCGTCGTGTTGCATTACACCACCACCGGCCCCCTGGCCTGACTCCCCACATTGACAAGAGGTTCCCTATGGCACGCGCACAAGGCGCGCGGTCGCAACTCGCGGTCGCGTTCGAAACTGTCTACGGCACCCCGCCCGCCAGCGGTTACGCCCGCATGCCCTTTGCGGCATCGACGCTCAGCACTGAGCAGCCGCTGCTGTCGTCTGAGCTGCTGGGATATGGGCGGGATCCTCTGGCCCCGATCAAGGATGCCATCACCGCGGATGGCGATCTGACCATCCCCATTGATGCTGAGGCATTCGGCTTCTGGTTGAAGGCCGCCTTCGGTTCGTCCGCCACCACCGGCACATCGCCCGGCCCCTATACGCATGTTTTCACCTCGGGGAACTGGACGCTGCCGTCCATGTCGATTGAAACCGGCATGCCGGAAGTCCCGCGCTTCGCGATGTATTCCGGCGTCATGGTCAACCAGCTTAGCTGGACCATGCAGCGGTCGGGCCTGCTGACCGCCAGCGTCCAGCTTGTCGCGCAGGGCGAAACTGTCGCCAGCAGCACACAGGCCGGAACCCCGAGCGATCTGGAATTGATCCGCTTCGGGCATTTCAACGGCTCGATCGAGCGCAACGGCACGGCGCTGGGCAACGTGATTTCGGCCCAGATCACCTATGCCAACAACCTCGACCGGATTGAGACCATCCGCAGCGATGGCATGATCGACGGCGCGGATCCGACCATCGCCGCGCTGACAGGTCAGATCGAGGTTCGGTTTGCCGATATGGTGCTGATGAACCAGGCCATATCCGGCGGGCCGTGCGAATTGGAATTCGCCTACAGCCTGCCATCCGGCGAGAGCCTGACCTTCACCGCCCATGCCGTCTACCTGCCCCGCCCCCGCGTGGAAATCAGCGGCCCGCAGGGTGTGCAAGCCACCTTCGACTGGCAGGCCGCCTTGGGCAGCAGCCCCGCGCGCATGGCAACCGTCACCCTCATCAACGATATCGCGAGTTACTGATCATGATCCGCCTTAACCTCTCGACCGAACCCGTGTGGGTCGATCTGCTGCCGGGGCTGCGCCTGCGCGTTGCCCCGGTCACCACCGCCATCATGGCCTCGGCCCGTGCCGATGCCAGCCTTGACGAATTCAATCCTGACGCGCCGAAGGAGGTGCTGGCGGTTGTTATGGCACAGGCCGTCGCCCGGCGCGTGGTCACGGAATGGGAGGGCGTCGGCGATGATGAGGGAGCGCCACTGCCGGTGACGAACGAAGGGATCGACGCTCTGCTGGATATCTGGCCGGTATTCGAGGCGTTCCAGACGAAGGTTCTGGGGCCGCATCTGGTCCTGGAATCAGAAAAAAACGGCTTCGCGCCCTCGCGGAATGGCACTTCGGCGGCGGCGACAAATACTGCGAAGCCTGCGCGCAAAGGTGCCAAGACTGCCCGGCCCGGCTGAACCAGCCGCAGACGCATGAGGGCTGGCAGGTCTGGGATCTGGTCGGCCGGATCGGCGGCCAGACACGGGCAATCCCCGGCGCGGTGCTGGGCTGGGACATGGGCGCGGCCCTCGCCATGGGTCACGCCCTTGGCATTCCACCGCTGGCGGTCGCCGAACTGCTGCCGGTGATCGAAGCGGAAATGATCCGCAAGACCAACGAGCAGATCGGAACGGAACAGGCGCAGCCTATGCTTTGATCTTTTCGATGACCGTCACCCCGGGCAGCCCGTCGAAATGCGCGTCGCAGGTGATCAATGTGGCCCCGTTTCCCCGCGCGGTCGCATAAACGATGGCATCCGCCGTCGCCAGCCTGTGATTGCGGCAAGCTTCGGCCGCAGCAAGCGCAATCTCCGTGTCCAGCGGCAGAACCACGCAAAGCTGAGTAAAAGCGATCACCTGATCGGCCTTGTCCTCGCCCACCTCACGGGTCAGCCATTTCACCAGTTCCAGCTGCACCATGGTCGGCACCAGCCATTCAGCCTGATCCGGCAGATGCGGGGCCACCGCACGCCCGGTCGGGGAGTCGATCAACCACTCGATCCAGGCCGAGGTATCGACCAGCCGCATCAGACGCGATCCGAGCGGTCGCGATAACCTTCAGCGGATGCGCCTTTGGCAATCCCGGCAAGGGCCGCGCGCTGCGGGACCGGCACCAGCAGAACCCCGGTTCCCTTCGGGATGAACGCAAAGGTCAACCCGGCCTCCCAGTGCTGCGCCGTGCGGATCGTCTTGGGGATCGAGATCTGGAACTTCGAGGACAAGGTCGCGGTCTGCGGCATGATCCTACCTTTCTTCGTTCGATGGCTGAAACGTAAGAAACAGCGCCTCCAAAATCAAGGAACCTTCGTTCATGGCTGAGAAGAAAGTGTCCGTCCGTCTGGTGGCCGAGAACGGAAGGCAGGTCCGTGCGGAGCTGGAAGGCATCGGCAATGCCGGCGCGCGCAGTTTTCAAAAACTGTCCAAAGAAGTGGACACCACCGGCGTCATGCTGCGCCGTCTTGCAGGGATCGCAGCCGGTGCGCTCTCGATCCGGCAGGTGGTGCAGTATGCCGACACCTGGACCGACCTGCGTTCGCGGGTCAATCTGGCGACCGGATCGCAGGAACGCGGGGCCGTTGTCATGGGACGGCTCGCCGACATGGCCCGCCGCACCTATCCCAGCCTCGAAAGCACCACGGAGTCGTGGCTGTCGAACAGCCGCGCGCTGCACGATCTCGGCATGTCCACCGGCGAGAGCCTCGATTTTACCGAGGCCCTGAACAACGCCCTCGTTGTTTCCGGCGCGCGCGCGGAACGAGCCGCATCCGTGCAGAACGCACTCTCCCGCGCCATGGCCGCCGGCAAACTGAGCGGCGATCAGTTGAACACCATCATCGAGACCGGAGGACGGGTCGCCGAACTGCTGGCCGAAGAACTCGGCACCACGGTCTCAGGCCTGCGCACGATGGGACAGCAGGGACTGATTACCGGCGATGTGATCCGCACCGCGCTGGTCGGCAACCTCGAACTTCTGCGCGAGGAAGCCGACAGCATGCCCGCCACCATCGGCGATGCCTTTACCCTGGTCGGCAACGCCGCCCTGCAACTGGTCGGCAGTTTCGACCAGCTGCTTGGTGCATCCTCCATGGTGGCCGACGCGCTGATCCTTGTGGCCGACAATCTCGACCATATCGCCGTGATCGCGGCGTCCTTCGCCGCCTTCATGGCCGGGCGCTATGTCGTCGCACTCGTTGCTGCCCGCGCGGCGACCTTCTCGCTGTCAACCGCACTGATTGCGCTGCGCACCGCGCTGATCCGCACCGGCATCGGCGCGCTGATCGTCGCGGCTGGCGAACTGGTCTATTGGCTGGGCCGGGTTGTTGTGGCGTCGGATGGTGTCGGAGACGCGTTCTGGCGCGTTTTTAACATCGGGAAGGAAACCTTCCTCGGCGTCGGCAGAACGGCTTGGGGCCTGATGGAGATCATCGCGGGCATCGCCTCGGGCATCACCGGCTCCTTTGTCCGGGCGTTCGCGGAAATCGCGCGCGCATGGGACGGGCTGATCAACGGCATGGCCGCCGCATGGAATGCAATCGCGGGCACCTCTCTGGGTGAGACGCTCGGGTTGACCGAAATGATGCCGTCTGACGTGTCGGGATCTTTGAGGAACCTGGCGAATACGCTTTTCGATGGAGCCGAGGACAGCATCCGGCGCGGCGGCCAGCGCATCAGGGATGCGGGTCGTTCTGTGGCGGATGCATTCGCCGCCTCTGTGGCGACCTCTGCCGAGGCCGGAACAGAATCCCTGGATGATGCCGCCGCATCGGCGGATCGGGTGGCCGCTGCGCTTGATGGCCCGAGCGGTGTTTCCGGCGCTGCCGGGCGCGCGGGCGGCGCGGCCCAGAAGGCAGGCAAGGATGCAAAGGATGGCGCGGACGAGGCGCTGCGGGGCTGGGACGCGGTGGCGAAGTCGCTGACGGACTATGCCGAGAAGGCCAGCAACATCGGCGGCGATATCGGCAATGCGCTGGTCGGAGCGTTCCAGAGCGCCGAGAACGCCATCGGTGATTTCGTCAAGAGCGGGAAGCTGAACTTCCGCGATCTGGTGACCTCGATGCTGGCCGATCTGGCGAAGCTGGGCGCGCGGCGCTTCCTGCTCGGCCCGCTGGCCGGTGTTCTGTCGGGCTTCATGCCGGGGCTGGGTGCGGGCGGGCTGTTCGCCAACATCTTTCACGCGGGCGGCGTGGTCGGCGGTGCAGCACCGGGGCGCATGGTCCCCGCCATGGCCTTCGCGGGCGCACCGCGCATGCATTCCGGAGGGACCGTGGCCCCAGTGGGGCCGCGTAAGCCCGGAGGAAGCGGCTGGGCTGGCCTGCGCTCGGACGAGGTGCCCGCCATCCTTCAGCGCGGCGAGCGGGTTTTGTCGCGGCGCGAGGCGGCTGGATATGGGCAAGGCGTCACCGTCAACATCGCTGCGCGCGATGCCGAATCCTTCCGGCAGAGCCGCGCACAGATCGGGGCGGATATTGCCCGCGCGGTCTCTATGGGTCGGAGAGGTATGTAATGGCGTTTCACGAGGTCCGGTTCCCGGACAATATCAGCCGCGGCGCGCGCGGCGGGCCGGAACGGCGCACCCAGATTGTCGAACTGGCGTCGGGGACGAGGAACGCAACGCATCCTGGTCCGACTCGCGGCGGCGCTATGACGTGTCCTACGGCATCCGCCGCGCCGATGATCTCGACGCGGTGGTGCAGTTCTTCGAGGCCCGGAACGGGCGGCTGCACGGGTTCCGGTTCAAGGATTGGGGCGATTACAAATCCTGCAAGCCGTCACAGGCCCCTGCGGCAACAGATCAGTTGATCGGGACCGGCGATGGCAGCCAGACCGAGTTTCAGCTTGTGAAGCGATACACCTCCGGGGCGCAGACATGGGTTCGGGCGATCACCAAGCCGGTGGCTGGCCGCGTAATCATTGCGCTGGGTGGCGTCGAACAGTCCATGGGCTGGCTGGCCGATTATACGACCGGCATTGTCAAGTTCGAGACCCCGCCAGGCAATGGCGCAGCCATCCGCGCCGGGTTCGAGTTTGACGTGCCTGTCCGCTTCGACAGCGACACGCTCGACGTGACCCTCGATATCGAGCGCCTCGGCTCGATCACCGCAATCAGTCTCGTGGAGATTCGGCGATGAAATCCCTGTCCCCTGCCCTGCAAGCCCATCTGGACGATGGTACCACCACCCTGGCTTGGTGCTGGCGCATCACCCGCGCCGATGGCGAGGTTCTGGGTTTCACCGATCATGATCGGGTGCTGACCTTCGCCGGGGTTGACTTCGAGCCGGAAAGCGGTCTGTCGGCATCGGAAATCCGCGCCGGGTCGGACCTGTCTGTGGATTCACAAGACGCCGAGGGCGCGCTGACCTCTGACCGGATCACCGAGACCGATATCCTCGACGGGCGCTGGGACAACGCTCTGGTCGAGGTCTGGCGCGTGAACTGGCGGGCACCCGGCCAGCGGGTGCTGATCCGGCGCGGCGCGATTGGTGAGTTGCGGCGTGGACGCATGGCTTTCGTGGCCGAGGTCCGCAGCATGGCCCATGTTCTGGGCCAGACCGTGGGCCGGGTGTTCCAGGGAACCTGCGATGCGGCGCTGGGCGACACCCGTTGCGGCATCAACATTGACGATCCGGCCTATCGGGGCACCGGGGCCGTGGTCGATCCCATCCGCGACCGTGCCTTCACCGCATCCGGCATCGGCGCATTTGCCAACGGCTGGTTCGCCTTCGGCACTCTCGAATGGACCTCGGGGCCTAACTCCGGGCGGCTGGCCGAGGTCATGATGCATGAGGTGGCCTCTGGCGTCGTCACGATCACGCTGCTGGAAGCCCCGGTGCGCTCCGTCGCGGGCGGCGATGCCTTCACCATCTGGGCGGGCTGCGACAAGCGCGCAGAGACCTGCGCGGCCAAATTCGCCAATATCCTGAACTTCCGCGGCTTCCCGCATATCCCCGGACAAGACACGGTTGTCCGCTACGCCACCGCCGATGGCGGGCACGAGGGGGCAGTGCTGTGAGGCCCGCCGATCCGAAGCAGGTCATTGCCGCTGCGCGCGGCTGGCTGGGCACACCATACCATGATCAGGCCAGCGTTCGGGGAGTCGGCTGCGATTGCCTCGGGCTGGCCCGTGGCATCTGGCGCGAGGTGGTCGGGAGTGAGACCCTGCCGGTGCCGCCCTATTCCCGCAATTGGGGCGAGACGGGATCGCGCGAGGTCCTGGCCGACAGCGCCGCGCGGGTCATGATCCGCATCGACCCAACTAATGCCGGCCCCGGCGCGGTGATCCTGTTCCGCATGCGCTCGGGTGCCATCGTCAAGCATGTCGGCATCCTGACCGGACCCGACAGCTTCATCCACAGCTATGAGCGGCTCGGCGTGATCGAGGAACCGCTCACCACCGCATGGCGTCGGCGCATTGCCTTCGCCTTCCTGTTTCCCCGCCCGGCCTCGAGTTCTGTCTCGGCCCGGCGCAAGAAGAAGTCCTGATCCATGGCAACACTTGTTCTGGCCTCTGTTGGTGCCTCGATCGGCGGCGGATTCGGCGGCGCGATCCTCGGCCTCAGCGGTGCGGCCATCGGCGGCATGATCGGCTCCGCTGTCGGATCCATGGTCGACAGCTGGATCGTCTCGGTTCTGGCCCCCGGCCAGAAGATCGAGGGGCAGCGCATGGACAGCCTGCGCATGGTCTCGGCGACCGAGGGCGTCGTGATCCCGCGGCTCTATGGCCGCATGCGGTTGGGCGGAAATATCATCTGGGCCACCGATTTCCGCGAGGAAGCCAATACCTCGCGACAGGGCGGCGGCAAGGGTGGTGGGCCGAAGGTCACCACCACCGAATACACCTATTTTGCCAGTTTCGCGGTCGGGATCTGCGAAGGTCCGATCACCGGCATCGGCCGGGTCTGGGCCGATGGCGAGGTGGTCGATCTCAGCCACCTGACTTGGCGCTGGTATTCGGGCGACGAGACGCAAGCCCCGGATCCGTTTATTGAGGCGAAGATGGGCGCGGGCAATGCGCCGGCCTATCGCGGCACCGCCTATGTCGTGTTCGAGGAACTGCCGCTGACGCGCTTCGGAAACCGCCTGCCGCAGCTTTCCTTCGAGGTGTTCCGGCCGCTGGCGGATGATGACACGGTCGAGGGACTCGTTCCTGCCGTCACCATTATTCCGGCCTCGGGCGAGTTCGCCTATGCGACCGGGATTGTTCGCAAGGGAGAGGGCGGCGACAGCGCGGCCGAGAACGTCAACGCCATGGCCGGCAGCGCCGATATGTCGGTCTCGCTCGACCGGCTGGAAGCCATGGTGCCTTCGGTTGGCAGCGCCTCGCTGGTGGCCTCATGGTTCGGCGATGATCTGCGCGCCGGGCAATGCACAATCCGCCCGAGGGTCGAAATGGCCGAGAAAAGCACCACGCCGGAATGGCGCGTGAACGGGATCGGGCGCGGCGCGGCACAGGTGGTCAGCTATCAGGACGGCAAGCCGGTCTATGGCGGCACCCCGGCGGATTTCTCGGTTATCGAGGCAATCCGCGAGATGAAGGCGCGCGGGCTGCGCGTCACCTTCTATCCCTTCCTGATGATGGACATTCCCGAAGGCAACACCCTGCCGGATCCCTACAGCGACAACGCGGCCGCCAGCGGCCAGCCGGTGCTGCCATGGCGCGGACGGATTACCTGCTCACCTGCAGCCGGATCCGCAGGGACCGTGGACAAGACTGGCCCGGCGGCCGCGCAGGTTGCCGCATTCTTCGGCAATGCGCAGCCATCGGATTTCAGCGTCAGCGGCGACTCCGTGACATGGACCGGCGGCGCGGATTGGGGCTTCCGGCGCATGATCCTGCATTATGCTCACCTATGCGCAGCGGCGGGCGGCGTGGACGCCTTCCTGATCGGATCGGAAATGCGCGGCCTGACGCAGATCAGATCCGGGGCCTCGACCTACCCTGCGGTTGCCGCGTTCCAATCTCTGGCCGCTGCCGTGCGCGCGATCCTCGGCCCCGGCACGAAGATCAGCTATGCCGCCGACTGGTCCGAGTATTTCGGGCACCATCCGGGTGATGGCAGCGGAGACGTGTTCTTTCACCTCGACCCGCTCTGGGCGGATGCGAACGTGGATTTTGTCGGCATCGACAATTACATGCCGCTCTCCGACTGGCGCGACGGCTGGGATCATGCGGACGCACAGGTCTGGCCCTCGGTCTATGACCGGGATTATCTGCAGAGCAACATTGCAGGCGGCGAAGACTTCGACTGGTTCTATGCCAGCGAGGCCGACCGGATCATCCAGACGCGGACCCCGATCGAGGACGGCGCGGCCGGCAAGCCCTGGGTGTTTCGCTTCAAGGATATTCACGGCTGGTGGTCGAACCAGCATCACAACCGCCCCGGCGGCAGCGAGACCGGATCTCCGACCGCATGGGTGCCGCAGTCAAAGCCGATCTGGTTCACGGAACTCGGCTGCCCGGCGGTCGATCGCGGCACCAACCAGCCCAACGTGTTTTACGATCCCAAATCATCCGAGTCGTTCTTTCCGCATTTCTCGCGGGGCTGGCGCGACGACGCGATCCAGCGGGCCTATCTGGAAGCGATCTATCTGTTCTGGCGCGATCCGGCCAACAACCCGGCCTCGACCGGATATGCCGGGCGCATGGTCAATGTCGCCGAATGCGCCGCCTGGACCTGGGACGCGCGGCCCTATCCGTTCTTCCCCGAACTGTCGGACCTCTGGGCCGATGGCGAGAACTGGCGGCTGGGGCATTGGCTGACCGGGCGGCTGGGCGCGGTGTCGCTGGCCGCGCTTGTGCGGCACCTCTGTCGGCGGGCGGGGTTGCCAGATGCGTGGATCGATGTGACGCGGCTGACCGGCGCGGTGGACGGATATGTGATCTCTGCCCTGGAATCGCCCCGGACCTCGATCACCATGCTGGCCCGGCATTTCGGATTCGATGCAGTCGAGAGCGAGGGCCGCATCAAGTTCATCATGCGCGTCGGCGCGCCCTCCGCCATCATCGCGCCCGACGACATGGTTTCGGCCGGCGGGGGCGACGTGATGGACCTGACGCGCGGGCAGGAGACCGAATTGCCGCAGGCGCTGAAATGGCAGGTCGCGCGCGCCGACGAGGATTATGACGGCATCACGATCGAATCACGGCGCATTACGGTCGATGCCAGCCGGGTCTCATCGGATAGTTTCCCGATGGCGGTGCCGCCCGAGGAAGCCGACCGGCGCTGCCGCCGGGCGCTGATGGAGGCATGGGTGGGCCGCGAGACCGGATCCTTCCGGCTGCCGCCCTCCATGCTGGCGCTGGACCCGGCCGATGTGATCCTGCTCGATCATGACGGAAGGCTGGCCGAAATGCGCATCCTGACCGCATCGGATGCCGATGCGCGCGGGATCGAGACCATCCGCCAGGACCGCAGCGCCTATGATCTGCCGCCGGGCAGCCCCCGCGCCGCGCATCTGGCCCGGCCGGTCGTGTTCGGCGCGCCGCTGGTGGAAATCATGGACCTGCCGCAACTGCGCGAGGATCACGCGCCGCACCACCCGCTGATCGCCGCCTATGCGCGGCCATGGCCGGGTGAAATGGCCGCCTATCGCAGCCCCGAGGATTCGGGGTTCGAGTTGCTGACCACATTCAGCACCCGCTCGCGCATGGGGGCACTGGTTGCGGATCTCTATGCCGGGCCGACCTCGCGTTTCGATCATGGCAATTCCGTCTATCTGGAACTGCTGACCGGCACCTTGGAGAGCGTCACCGACCTGCGGCTGTTCGGGGGCGAGAACGCCTTGGCCATCGCGCAGCCGGGCGGGGCCTGGGAGATCCTGCAATTCGGTGCGGCCGAACTGCTCGCCCCCGGCCGATACCGCCTGTCGCGGCTGCTGCGCGGCCAGCGGGGCACGGAGGCCGACATGGCCCCCATGGTGCCAACCGGGGCGCGGGTGGTGGTGCTGGACGCGGCGCTGCCCCCGCTGCCGGTCAAGGAGGCTGATCTGGGCCTGCCGTGGAACTGGCGCATAGGCCCGGCATCCCGGCCGGTCAGCGACGACAGCTATACCGTCCTGCCCTTCACCCCGCGCGGCGTCGGGCTGCGGCCGTTCTCGGCGGTCCATGTCGAGCAGCCATGGCGCAGATCGCGCAGCCCCGGTGATCTGACCATCCGCTGGGTGCGTCGGGATCGATCGCTGGCGGCTGACAACTGGAATGCGGTCGAGGTGCCCATGAGCGAGGCCAGCGAGTCCTGGCAGGTCGAAATCCTCGCCGGGGCAGTTGTCAAGAGAACCTTGACGACTGCGACCAACGCCGCCGTTTACACCGGCGCGCAGCAGACGGCCGATTGGGGTTCCCCGCTCGGCCCCGGCGCAGCGCTCAACATCCGCATTGCCCAGATCGGGCAGGCCTTCGGCGCGGGCGCGGCCTCCGTCACCACCCTCTGGTTCTAAGCAGGAGACTTCTCGATGTCCGAGACCACAGCGCATCTGGCGCTGCCCTTCATCATGGCCGCGCAAGCCCAGAAGCATGTCACCCACAACGAGGCGCTGCGGCTGCTCGACGGGATCGTGCAGCTTGCGGTGCTGGATCGCGACCTGACGGACCCGCCCGGCAGCCCTGTCGGGGGCGACCGCCATATCCCGGCCCCCGGCGCAACCGGGGCATGGGCCGGTTGGGATGGCTGCATCGCCTACTGGATCGATGGGGCATGGATGCGGATCCTGCCCGCGCCCGGCTGGATCGCATGGATCGAGACTGAGGCGCAGCTGGTAGTCTGGACCGGCAGCACCTGGCTCCCGGTGGTCGATGCTATGGGCTTCATCGCCCAGGCGGCAGCCGTCACCGTCGCGCGAGAAGCAAACGGCGCCAGCACTGGCATGGCGGTGCGGGAGGAAACGCTGACCGGGCTTGCCGGCGCCAGCGTTGACAGCACCATCCGGATCCCGAACCGCGCCATCGTGCTGGCCGTCTCGGCGCGCACCATCACCGCGGTGCTGGGTGCCAGTTCCTACGATTGCGGCATCGCCGGCGAGCCCTCGAAGTTCGGCGGATCGCTCGGCGTCGCCGTCGGCAGCAGCAATATCGGTGTCATTGGCCCGACCGCCTTCTATGACGACACGGCCGTGCGGCTCACGGCCAATGGTGGCGATTTCACCGGCGGATCGGTGCGCATCGCCATCCATTACCTGACCTGCGGCGCGCCGGGTTGAGGTTGAGCCATGGGAGAAAGCTTCATGGACACGATCCGCGAATGGTGGGGCGCGATCATGGCGGCCACCGGTCTCGGCGTCTGGCTGATTCGCCTCGAAGGAGCCAGCAAGACGGCACTGCGCGAGGTCGAACGGCTGGAAAAGCAGCTTGATGCCGACCGCAAGGCCATTTCCGAGACCCGCCGCGAACAGAACGAGATGCTGCGCGAGATGCGCACCGACATCAAACGCCTGCTGGAGCGCAGCAGCACCCGCGACTAATGCCGCCACCCAATCACCCCGTCCGCCCCGCCATCGCGCGGGGTTTTTCATTTGGAGATCCCGATGACTTTCTATCAGCACTGGCGCAACGTGCCGACGAATGCCTGGCACTGGCCGAACTTCTCGCCCGCCGAGATCGCCTGCCGCGGCACCGGCGAGATCCAGATCAACGAGGATGCGCTGGACAGGCTGCAGGAACTGCGCGTGACCTTGGGCAAACCGATGATCGTCAACTCGGCCTATCGCAGTCCCGAACACAACAAGCGTGTCGGCGGGGCGAAGGCTTCGCAGCACCTGAATGGATGCGCCTTCGATATATCGATGACCAACCATGATCCCGAGGACTTCATCGCCGCCGCGCGCCGGGCGGGCTTCAAGGGCATCGGGACCTATCCCCGCTCCAACTTCGTCCATATCGACACCGGCCCCGCCCGGACCTGGGGCGATCCGTTCCCGGCGCGCGTCAGCCGCTTCGCGCCGGATGCTGCGCCTGCCCGAGAGAAGCTGGCGGAGAGCCGCACCCTGAAGGGCGGCGGCGCAGCCGGCGTTGGCACGGTGGGCGCGGCTGGCGTCGAGGTGGTGCGTGATGCGCTGGCCGAGGCGCAGGGCGCGGTGCAGCCGCTGATCGGTCACCTCGACACGCTGCGCTGGATCTTCATCGCCCTCGCTCTCGGTGGGATTGCGGTGACGATCTATGCCCGGCTGGACGATTGGAAGCGGGGGCGGCGGTGATCGCCCTCCTTGCCTCGCTGTGGCGGCGGGCACTCCCTTGGCTCACGCTGGCCGTCGCCATCCTTCTCTTCATCCTTGGCGCGCGCCGCACCGGCGAAAAGGCCGGACGCGCGGCCGAGCGCCTTGAGACCATGGAAAAAACCAATGATGCGCACCGCCGGATGCTGGAAGCCGGGGGTGATCGCCCTCGGGACCGTGACGATCTTCTTGACCGGCTGCGCGAGGGCGGTTTCTGACCACGCCGCCTGCCCGCCGGTGATCGAATATCCCGCAGCGTTCCAGCACCGCGCGGCGGCCGAGGTCGAGGCCCTGCCGACCGGATCGGCACTCGAGGCCATGCTGGCCGATTATCACGTCATGCGGCGGCAGGCTGCAGCCTGCCGGTGA